ACGCAACAATGTTGCTAGATGCAATCTACCGTGGACAAGGTGACCCTACTAAGGCTAGTATGAGGTTAGAACAGATGCCTGTGATTAAGCGATTCTTTGCCTCCGATTCGGGCACAATCTCTGCTTACTACGACATGAAAGGTGATATTGACCAAATCACTCGCACTATTAATGTCCTAGAACGTACTGGCAATAACGAAGACCTCAAAGAATACTTACAGGAAAAAGGCAAACTTTACGGCTTGAAGAACTACGTCAACATCATTGACAAGGACATGAAGCGTTTACGTCAGATGCAGATTGCTATTACCAACTCCACCACAATGGATGCGGATGCAAAACGTCAGGCGCTAGATGCTATTCATGAACGTCAGGTGGCGATAACCGCTCGGATAAAGATGCTACGTAAGCAGTTCGACTAAGTTTGTTGCCGTTCCCCTCGGTTCGGGTTGAGTAAATGGGTCGTAATTTCGAGAAGAAGTTCTTCTGAGATTCCCCATTTTCTCTCAAATGCCTTTCTACCCATTCCGTGAATCCCAGTATTTCCACGGTGGTGTTCGGGGCATAGCCCGATAACAGGCGCATCGTCTCGTCTACCACCTCTTCTAATGTGATGTATTTCGCACGGTGTACCCTCGTAGCCGATGTGCCAGCAGAGGATACAACCGACTTCTGCGATTTTCCTAAAGTGCGCTTTCTCATCCTTAGTTGCCACTATTTTTCCGTCTTTCAATTTCTCTTAGTAAATACCAAGATGCTTTCTCAAGGTCTTCAATTTCTTTGGCTTGGTCTTTCTCACCCGCTCGCCAAATGTATTTCACGGCATTACCTAGACAGAAGTTTAAATGCTCTGTTATTTGGATGCACTCCACCCCCGATGGATGGGAGGTGTAATGTTTCGGGTGATTCACTGGGTCATGGAAAGTAATTGAAGCCTCCCCCTCACCCACATTAATGGTGGTTTTGGGGAATGAGCCAGTGTAATCTCGGAAGCAAAACGGACATTCCATACCCTCATAGTGGACGGTATGGGTTTCGCAATAACTACGCATCCTTAGACTCCTTTGTTTTGAGTTCGTTTCGCAGCAGCATTATCTCTGCGTTTAAACGGTCTATCTGCCGCTGCTGGATTTGTAATTGTTCTCGCAACATTTCTTCATTTTGTTCCATGTCAATGTAACCATAGAAAGGAATCCCAATCATTTCGCTCATCGACTGTTACCTCCAAAGAAAGGTTGAGGGTTTGGCTGAGAGAAGTTCTGTTGTGGCATTGGGCTTGTATTGGTAGCCGTCCCAACTGGAGCACCGTACTGGTTGTTATAGAACGTAGTATTGCCAGTGTTCGTAGCAGTTCCAACTGGAGCGCCATACTGATTGTTGTAAAACGTGGTGTTGCCAATAGTCGTGGCTGAACCTATCGGTGCACCATACTGATTGTTAAAGAACGTGGTTGTCTGCGCCTTTGCCTTATCACTGCCCAGTAAAAAGAAAGCAAACACTAACCAAAATCCAACTACCCAATAAAGTTCTTTTCTCATCCCAAAAGTCTCCATCCAAAAATAAATAAGTTATAGGCAAAGCGTAAAACAAGCCCTAGCCCGACAAGGAAAAACAACCAACCAACAAGCACTACTGTTACTTTAAAAACCTTTTTAAGAAAATTCATGACTGCCCTCCTGTAAAAGTCGTGTTTAATTTACTTCTATCAATTGCATAATATTCGCCACGTTTACCCATCGCAATGTTCTCCGGCTTGAGGAACGACTCTCTTGTAATCCAACCCACGATGTCTGCCCCCTCATCACTGAGTTCACACAGGATGTAGATGTCAAAGTTCTTTTTATCGCTGCTCTTTGTAGCGTTTAAACGACCACCTTTTGCACGGGTGCTTTTAACATCGACTGTTTTTCCTTGATAAGTTACAAGGTCAGCGCCCCATTCACGTAGGTCTGTGTCCAAACTAAAGTGCAAGTTCAAATGCTTTGACACGCAGTACTCCCCAATAACACCGTCCACCACAATCTCAAGCGGGTTCATGTCCGATTGAATCTGCTCGGCACAGACATCACTGGTTGTGGCATACCGCATTGCCCCAATCAATTTGCATAAACGCATCTCAGACGGTGATAGTTTTACTTGCATTTGCGCTCACGAACTATCTCTAAATAGTCTTCTATCGTTCCATCGCTCATGCATTTCCAAAAGTATTCATAGCATTCCCTGACTTCTTCCTGATACTTGGTCACAAACTGCATATAGAAATCAACAATCTCTTGGATGTCTTGCTCCATTTGCTCCGAAATTTTTCTATGTTTCATTTCTCTTGTGCCTTTCTTAGTATTGCTCTAGCAAATTCAATCAAATCAGAACCAAGCGAGTAAGGAACTTTATCCCTGAATTGCAATATTTCCTCATCTGTTAGTGTCTTTGCTGGATGAGTGTAGAGTGGTGTAGTAATGCCCATGTTTTCCACTTCATTTTCTGAAACGCAATCGGCTAAATACAACGCTTCATTTTTAAATCTATCTAAGTTAATCCACGCTACTGGTTCATCTTTCATTACGCTTGCTCCTGTATCTACAATGTGTGGAATGTTATTCATAGCAACTCCAGTGAACGTTGTTTAAGTCTTTCTTTTTGCAACTTTTCGTAATCTTGGTTCAACTCGCAGCCAAGGTATAGCCTATTTAAACGGTCAGCAACGGCAGCGGTAGTTCCTGAACCCATGAAAGGGTCAAGCACTATGTCGTTGGGACGGCTACCCGCAAGAACGCATGGCTCAATAAGTTCGGGAGGAAAGGTGGCAAAGTGTGCGCCAGCGAACGGCTTAGTTGTTACCGTCCACACAGAGCGTTTATTTGCCATCTCGTAGGACTTCTCCAATCCGCTATGCGGTTGTAGCCCTGTGCCCTCGTTATGGTACTTGCCGTCACTTCTGTCACGTGTACCCCAATCTTCTTTAACAGGCTCTTTAATCGCCTCGTTGTCAAAGTAATACTTGGGCTTCTTAGATAACAAGAATATGTACTCGTGGTTCTTGGTGCACCTATCACGAACAGACTCAGGCATAGGATTAGGCTTGTGCCAAATGATGTCTTGGCGCAAGTACCAACCAAAGTCTTGGAGTGCGAACGCTACCCGCCAAGGGACACCAATCAGGTCTTTAGGTTTTAAACCATCAGGAACAATCTTGGAATGTTTGTGTTCCATGTCATGGTGCTCACCGTTTAAACCTTTACTCGGTCCCTTCCCAGACCCAGAATAACTGTCCCCAAGATTTAACCAAACAGTTCCATCATCAGACAGTAGATTCCATACATGCCTAAAAACGTCCACAAGATTAGAAACGTAAAGCCCAACGTTATCTTCCAACCCAAGTTGCTTCTCGTGCCCATAGTCTCTCAGCCCAAAGTAAGGAGGCGAGGTGATGCAAGTTTGTACCTTGACCCCCTCGTCTGTCCAACGCTTCATGATGTCTCGGCAATCGCCAAACTCAATTAAGTTCGTTGTTTGCATTCTTTTTAGCCTGACGTTCTTCCTGACGTTGCGCTCTCTTGACGTTCCAAATAGCCCACCAACGTATCAAAAAAACAAAGCACAAGAATCCAACAAAGACAAACCCAATCAGGGCAAGACCAATGAGTCCAATATTTACAATCGTTTCAAACATATCAATCCCCTTTGCGAACGTACTTCTTCTTCGGTTTAATTGCCATGATTCCTGACTCTTCGGGTTCTGACATCATTGCTTTTGCCAGTTCCTTTGATAGCGTAGGAATCTCATCTACTGGGTAATTCGCAATTACAAATCCTGTCATAGCGAGTCCCCTGTAAAGCCACTCAAGGTGTTGCTTGTCTTGTTCAGTCATGGCTTTTCCCTGATGTAACGGTCAATCTCGTCACAGACCAACTCGCCAAAAGATTTTCCCGATGGGAACATCATTTTTGCCCCCTTAGTTTCACGGACAATTCGCATTGCCTCGTTTAAACCTTGGTTAAATCCTTCGTTGAACGGGTCTTCCGTCCCCGACATACGCATGGTGATTCCCTCACACACAAGTCTTGACTGAGTAATCTTGTTTTTGCTCGAATACTTCTCGAACTTATCAGCCAATTCGTGCGGTAAGTAAATCACTTTTTGTTTGACGGTTTTAAAACGGCTCACTTTTTTCTTTCCATCGCTCATAGTCTTCTACCATTTCGTCAAATTTTTGTTGAGCATCATGATTGCCATTTAGTTCTGTGCGAGATTGAATTCCACAAATCTTGTACAGAGCCTCAACTGCATCGCCTTCAACACGGACGGATTCAAAATTACATTCGTCACGTAGCCATAAGCGAAAAGCAGAATCACGGCAAATCATTCCCGCTTTCTTTACCCTGTTGTTATAGGGAGTAGCGGTCTCGTTATCTTGGATGCGAACCATAGCCACACCGTATCTAGCCCCAACAAAGTCCCGCAGTAACTCTTCGGG